CATACATTGTGACTTCGAAACCAAAACGCATTTCAGTTGCTGCTGGTTTTGTCCACATAGTATTTCTCCTGTATTTGTAAATTAAACTTTAATTTAATCACAAATCAGATCATCGGAGATGTATTACAAAATGTCTTACAAAGGTCCGACTTGAGATTGCTTTTTCATAACTATGTAACATTTCTGTTACACTGTTACTTATATCATATTATATGACAAAACCACCTAAAAGTCATACGTAAAACCATTAAAGACTTCTACGTTTAATTACTACGATTATTATTCCAATACTCCATAAATTTCATGTTCGCGGAGTACAATTAAATCTTCACCATCGATTTTAACAGGAATACCTGCACCTTTTTGGAAAATAATCCGATCATCGATTTTAACTGCTAATGGTATCAACACGTCTTTGCTGGTTAATCGACCTTCTCCTACAGCGACCACTACTCCTTCGTCTTGTGGATTATCTAATCCCGAAGCGATTACTAAACCAGATGATGTTGAAGTTTCTGCTTCAGTTTTTTTAACTAATACTCTATCTAATAATACTGTGGTTTTCAAATTATTCTCCTAATGAAGTACTATTATATAACCATTTGATGTTATGGTCAAGAAAAAAGGCCACCTAAGTGACCTTTTTTGATACTAATAAAGTTTGCGCATTGTTAAGAGGCGTTATTAGTTTATTAGAACTTGATCACATAACCTGCATGAGCACCAACGAATTCGGAATCTTTCCAAGAACGATCCAAACCTGCTGTTACCGCAGTATTTTCTGATAATGAATATTCTGCACCAAAGCGTAGAGTATTGGTTTGATCGAGATAGCTGTCGCTGAATGAATCACGGAAACGATAACCAACTCTTACTGCTAACGGACTTGTTAACTGTGCCCTAATTCCTGGTTCAATAGAATAGTATGAATGGTCAGCTGCATTTGTGTTCCTGTAACCAACAGCACCGCGTGTGTAAAGTGCTACATCTTTCGTAACACCATATTGGTATGAAAGACCGGTTTCTAAACGATTCGATTCGTTGCCGTTTTGACCGTTTTCTGCACGGAATTGATTGTTAACATCCCAAGTAAGATTGTCTAAAAGTTTAGTTCCAAATGTAAAATTTGCACCTTGACGATTAGGATCTGCTTTATCACTAGCAACAGTATCACGATATGTATATTGCAAATGGATAAAGTTTTTTGCTGGTTTGTCCTCTGCCATAACAGAAGTTGATGCTAATAATGCTAATGCTACTAATAATGATTTTTTCATTAAGTTTCCCTCATTTCATAAAAAAAGGCTTATTCAGCCAGTATGATATTTAACAAATAGTACATTTTCCGTACTTATATCTGGCTAAAACAATAAAAAAGGGCGAAAAATCGCCCTTTTTGGTAAATTCTGTTGCCAAGCCTTACCAGCTCCGACTTTGCTGTTTTTTAGGCAGCGAAAGCAACTTTGCTAGAACCAGTAACAGTGTTACCGGTGAAGCTCATTGCTGTAAAGTCAAATGTATCTGCTTTTTCTGCATCTACGGATTTTGCTTGGATTACGTCCATCGCCTCTCGTGTTGCCGTCTTTGCTAGCTCACCCAATCGATCCCAGTTCACCCACATTGAAAAACTCTATTTCAAAAACTCTTCGGTGTAGGTGGCGGGAGTCGAACCCGCGTCTTGAATGCCTTCACATTGAAGGGATTACAACAATTCTTTTACTGAATTACTTCAGTATGTTTATGCTTTAAACTTTTCTTTAACGCTTTAAACCACAGTTTCTTTTGTTTCTTTTTTTGATAGCGGACACAGGCCAAATACATTTTACGCACTAATTTTTTAGTTTTCATAATTCAAAACTCGTCCTCGTCGATGTCCTTGCGCCATTCATCGTAGGTTTCTAAGTATTCATCAATCATTACGATCAATAATAATATCACAACACCTGCTAAAAATATCTCGCCCATGATATATTCCTTTTACACTATTTAAGCATCTTTTTTAGAAAGTGTCAAGATCTTAGAATGTAAAATCATATTTTCTGTAACTAGTTTAGTCATAGCGGCCAATAATATTAATTTTTGAGAATGATTATATTCTTCAAGATCAAACTGGTCAAGAATACTGGTGCCGATCATTTTCATAGCCTGTTCTTTTCCTGATGCAAATACCGACCAATCAAACGGGTCACCTTCCTCTACAGCAAATGCGATATTACAAAGTTCTTCTAATGTTATTTTATCCATCCGATTTTTTCTCCATTGTCTTTTCTTCGTTGATGTTCTTTTAGTGTATCAGGAAATCTCCATGCCCAGACTGCTACTAAGAACATAAAGCCTCCGCTCCATAATGCTGCTTTAAGTGGTGCTGTTACTAACAAGAATAAGAATGTTGTTGACATTGTTACTATCATTAGGTATTTCATTTTTCTTGGAAATACTTTCTTTTCAGTCCAATTGGTTAGGAAAGGACCAAACTTAGGATGACTGTAGATCCAGTTGTGCATTCTATCAGAACTTTTAGCAAAACAATATGCCGCACCGACTATGAATATACTCCAGGGAAGACCGGGAGTTACCATACCAAGATAGGCCAATCCTAGACATAGCCATCCTAGTATAAAGAATAATGTTTTTTTCATATTAAACTACTTTGACTGAACCGCTACCAGAACCAGAATAAGTTACAACTCTGTCATATTGAGCTGGAATTGACCAAGCACGTCGTACTTGAGATACAGGCATGCTTGAGCTTGGATTTTTAAAATTACTTAATTTGAGATTGTCGCCTTGATTACCACCTAACACAGAAATAGATCCATTGGCCGGATTGTATCCTCGGAAGAATCCAATATGTCCGCCACCATTACGTGTAAAAATAATAATGTCATTCAATCTCCAATTTCTTGGATCTAGTCCTACTGAGGTACCGTAACCTGAATATGCTAAACTGCTGAGAGTTTTTAATGAAGGTGCACCAATTCGTTTTAATATACTACCGGCAAATGCTGCACACCATGGTGTGGTTTTATCGTTGCTGATATTAAAACCTACTGACTTAAAACAAGATAAGATTCTGTTATTAGAAGTAGTTTCTTTCCATAACCCACTATTTGATTCTGTTAAACAACTGTCTAATGTTTGCCCTAATGCTGTGAATAGATCTGATGATATTGGTCCTCGAGGATCTGGACTGGTAAAATCTAGTGGGCCTTCGTGTGGTACTTCACCTTTACCTGCTAGTCCCGCATCTTGTTCTTCTTTTGAAGTTGCAGCGGCGGCTGATAAAGCAACTGCGGCTACTTGCGTTGGTGATAGTGATACTCTGCTAGGTTCACCAGATGCGCTATTTGGACTAGGCAATGGTTCTAACCATAACGCTGCTTGAACGTTATTGATAAAAACATCTGGACTGTACCAGACATCTAATATTGACGGACCACTACCTGTTTGATATGGCATCTAATTCTCCTATACTAACTTTATTCCGGTAGTTGATTGCAAGAATTGATCGGCAAAAGTTTTATCGGTAGCTTCAGCTACTGTGATTGTTTGTTTAAGTAACTTAACTTCTTTCTCTGGATTCACAGTAAACAAATAAGGCATCAATCCAGGGCCTTTTGGACCTTGACCAATTACCATTGGTTTAGACAATTTATAGTATGTTTCTGTTTCTTCTACTAGTTTAGCCACTAACTCTTCACCCGAAGTTAGTTTTAATGTGATTACTTCACCTACCGATACGCCTTTGTCAATTAACATATTATACCTTTGCAAAATATTGTTTTAATTCTTGAAACCCACCAATCAATTGATCATCAATCAAAATCTGTGGCACTGATCTCGCTCCAGGTACTGCTTCTAATAAATCTTCTTTCATATAACCATCGCCAATTACTTTTTCTTCATAAGCAATGTCTTTTAACTTTAATAACGCCTTAGCCTGATCGCAAAAAGGACAGGAAGGCTTGCTCCATACTACCGCTTTCATTTTCGGCTCCTTTAACCTGAATACACTACACCACCATTCTTATCTGTGACACGTACCAATAGAGCACCGGCATTCTTTTTAGTTAGTGCTGCTGATATTGCCGCAGCTTCTGTACCATAGTGTCCTAATGTTGTCCAAGATTCGTAAGGTGATCTTGATTTAAATTGTGCTTTAAACATATTATATAGTTGGAAGTGAATCGTAATCTACACTTTCACTCATTACTCCGATAACATAATTAGTTGATTCATTTTCTTGTAATGCTGTTTGTTTCTTATGGGTATCACTATGTTTCATGAACCATGGAATTGGATTTGATTTTGATGCTGGTTCTGTGTAACGAATACCAATATCTTTAAGTGCGTTTAATGCTGTATAGTCTACAAATTCTTTTAAGATATTAGCATTAAGACCAATCACAGGACCTTTCTTAAACAAATAATCAGCCCAGGCTTTTTCTTCTCGTATAACATCAAGATACATCTCATACACTTCTTGTTCGCATTCTGCTTTGACTTCTGAAAAACGTGTGTCTTCTTTGGCCACTTGATTGATTAAAAAAGCTGTCCATTCTTTGTGTAGTAGTTCATCTTGTAAGATCAAACTAATAATATTCCCATTGCCAATAAAGATTTTATTCTCAACCATCGCTAGACTTGTAGCAAATGAAACCATGAAACGGAATGCTTCTAGAGCATAGCTAGCATTCAAAGCTAACCAAATCGCTTTAATATGTGTTCGTTCATTGATTGTTTCACCACATTCTTTACGGCAATTAATTACATGAAGAGCATCATAATAATTACCCACGTTGCTGGCCATGTCAACTATTTCTTGTGTATCATGTATTGTGTTAAACACTTCTTTTGGCACATTATAGATATTACGAATGATATGGCTGTAACTACGTGAATGTATATTTGTTTCAAAGAAACTCCAATTATACATTAACGCTTCAAGTTCTGGTAATGATACAACAGGAGTAAACACCTGTGCTGGACCGCGACCTTGTAGACTGTCTAATGCTGTTTGACGTAGTAGGTTACTTGTGAATATATGTTTAACAGCTTCACTAGCATCTTTAAAATCGTTGGCATCTTTTGATAACGAAATCTCTTCCGGAACCCAAAAGAATCCTCTAGCTGTCTGTTCAATCTTTTGTATCTTAGGATACTTAACTTCTTCAAAGCGTTGGACTGTTACCGGACCTTCAGGATCAAGGAACATCTTGCGATTGAGATAATCTGTTTTTGTTTTTAAATTATATTGTTGTTGGCTCATAGTTTACACGATTCGCAGTCTTCTTCTAATAATTCTACGTCCGAATCGGCTCCGTTATATTTTAATTCTTCAGTTTCGTCAACAGCTTTACTTCCTACTTTATTAATAAGGCTGTAATAAAATGTCTTAATACCCCATAATTGTGCTTGCATTAGATTTTTAGCAATCAATGTTGTAGGAACTTTTCTATCAGCAAAGTGAGCTGGATTATAGAAAGTATTTGTACTTATGCTTTGATCAACATAAGCTGCTAGTACTGCTGCTGTTTTTAGATATCCTGCGCAGTCTGTTTGATCCCACATCAATTGATATTTGTTTTTCAACCTATTGTATTCTGGAACAACTTGTATAAATGATCCTGCTTTAGATTCTTTTACTGTAATCAAACTCATTGGCATTTCAATACCGTTGGTTGAGTTGATAACAACTGAACTAGATTCAACAGGAGCAATGGCCATTAGTGTAGCATTACGGACACCAAATATTTTCATCTGTTCACGTAGATTTTCCCAATCAAGCTCGGGAGTAAAGTCTGCTAATTCATTAACTCCTTTAGAACGTAACTCCCACGGAAACGTACCCTGGCCGTATCGTGTATGTGTGCTATGCAGACAAGGTCCACGCTCTCGGGCAAGTTCAACAGTTGCTTCGGTTAGATAGTAGGCTTGGTGCTCCATCCATGTCTTAACATCTTGTAAGGCATCTTGTTCGCCATATTTGAGACCACGCTTGGCGTGCCAATAGGCTAAGTTAGTAACACCAATTCCTAATGGTTGGATTTCATCATTGCTTAGTTTGCTCTGTATGCTTAAGAAATCTTGATAGTCAAGAATGTTACATAATGATCTTTGTAGGATACGGCAAGCACGACGCATGTCTTCTGGGTTACGGAAAGCACCCCAATTGATACTACCTAATGTACATAATGCGATACGTCCTTCAATATCATCTAATCGTTTAAAAGGCTTAGTTGGTAATAGGATCTCACAGCATAAGTTACTTTGATAGATGGTATGGTATTCAGGATCAAAAGGACCTTGGTTCATTACATTATCGATAAACACAAGATAGATACGACCAGTGTCTGTGCGTTCTTTTAATATACCTGATTTAAATACTTCTTCTGCTGACATTGTTTTTTTACGTAGGTCTTTGCGTTTTTCATACTTGACATATAGTTCTTCAAATAACTCTATGTCTTTGTAAAAGGCCTCATATAAATCAGGTACTTCGTTGGGATCAAAAAATGTTATATCTTCTTTATTTTTAAAACGTCTCCAGAAGAAAGCAGATAACACTACACCATAATCCATATGACGGACTCGGGTTTCTTCTGTGCCTTGATTGTTCTTTAATACGATTAGATCGTCAAACTGATGATGCCATATAGGATAAAACACAGTTGCTGATGCGTTTCTAATACCACCTTGTGAACAACTTCTTAAATCGCCAAACCATTTCTTAAGGAAGGGGATCATGCCTGTGTGCATGATTTCCCCGCCTCGTATAGGACTACCCAGTGGGCGCAAACGACCTATCTCTAAACCGATGCCTGCACGTTTGCTGGCATACTTGGCCATCATTTCTCCTGAAGCAAAAATACTATCAAGATCGTCATCTGAACGAATAAGAACGCAACTGCTAAACTGTTTAGTAGGAGTTCCAAGACCCGCAAGCACAGGAGTGGCAAGAGTAAACAGACCATCGCTAGCGGCATTGTAATACTCCTTGATATATTTTAATCTACCTTCAGTTTCATTATGGAACACAGTCGCGGCAGCAACCATATAACGAACCTGAGGTGTTTCATAAATTTCTTTTGTAGCACGATTCTTAACTAGATATTTTTCAATTAGTTGTTCGATGGCTGCGTATGAATAGTCTTCATCTTTAGCATGGTCAATGAACTCTTCCATCTTGTTCCACTCATCTTCAGTATACCATTCGAGTAATTCAGAACTGTATAATCCTGTGGCTACATTGGTCTTAATGATCTCATAGAGGTGGGGAGGTTCATATTCTCCATATACATCCTTACGTAGCATACTCAAGCGTTGCTTGCCTGCCACGTATTGATAATTTGTATGACCAACTTCTGGATTATGTTCAATGTCGATAAGGTCAACAATCGCTCGTAAGGTAATGCCATCAATCTCTTCAGTCTTGATGCCATCATAAAAATGTAATTGTGCTTTGATCTCAATCATCGACTGACTGACGTCAGCGATACCTTTGCAAACTTTGGCAACTTGAGCTTGCCATTTTTCAATCATGAGTGGTTCTTTTTCTCCACTTCTTTTGATCACTGTGATTGTCATTTATGCCTCTTTTCGTTTTCTTTCTACTTTAGAATGATATTTAGCATGTTTGTTATTGGCTCCATATTATGCTGGTTTTATCCAAATTTACTGAGCTCAATGCAATTACTGCGTTATATTCTAAATTTAATATGCTGTTATTATCCACTACCAAAATATAGCGTCTTTCTTGTTCTGTATTGTCTAACTCTAAAATTTCAAAATGAGAATCTTTAAATCGTTGGGTTAGACTTAAAGTATACAACATTCCTAAAGCAATAGCAAGATCATCTAACCGATTATCTAGAATTAAATGCCACGGATCGGGCCAAATAGAAGGATTTTTTGGATTTAAATAAGGACTCGTAAAAGGAGCCTTGCTCCAAAATTCAGCAACGTCGTTAAACGGATTTTTACTTTGTTCTAAACTATCTCTAAATTCACGCCACGCTGCTAATCTGTTAGTACCGTATAGATTAAACACCATAGGTCACATCAAATGAGATGGTACCTGCTGCTCCTGTGGCTACTGGATTCTTATACGATAGTACCACAGTATCGATACCGGAGTCGGTATCGTTGTCACGAAGTTCTGCATTAAATTCAAATTTAGTCATAACTTGTCCTCCTTGGTCTATCGCTAAAGGTGTTGAATATTGGAACGAATCTGTAACTGCAATTTCTTGAAGTCCGTCACCAATTGAAAGGGTTAGTGTTCCTACTCTAGACCAAACGTCTAATGAAAGGAAATAATTAATCTTGATATATCTATTGAATGCTGAAAAAACTGCAAGAGGTCTGAAGCTATCAGTCAATCTAACCAATGAATAGTTTCTATCTAAGAAGTGTGATTTTGAACTACCTTCTACTTCAGTAACAGATGCTTTTGAAATCAATATATCTGTACCAGCAGATTGTTGTCGATCACTAGAGCAATCAATTAATACGTTGCTGATGTTTTCACCAAAATATACCATCGGTTCTAATGGATTTGATGCTAGATTTGTACCATTACCAACTTTGACAAAACGAGATCTTTGTATTACAGTACCTTGTCCTGCTGTTGATCTAAATGCTTGTCCTGCAACCTCTTCAAATCTACAGTCGTTGATTCTCCAATAATTCTTTTGAGTCGTTACACCTTGGATATAGATACTAGTATCATTAATAAAGAATTCACAGTTGGTAAACTGTACGTCTGTATCTGTTGCTATAGTCTGTACACATTTAACACTGATAGCATTAGATTCAAATATACAATCGTTAAATTTAATATCAGTGACCTTGATACCTTCTACATTATTTTCCCAATATAATGCTGCGGGTAATGATAATGTTGCGGTGTTACCTAAAACATAATCACCTTTAAATTTTACATTATCAAATACAGAATTACCTACACCTGATAATACAATTTGACCTGATTGGCGTTGTATGGTCAAATTAGAAATATGTATATTCTCAGGTCTATTGGTACTGTTAAAATCAATAATGCTCTGACCACTTGCTGTTGAGAATTGAACACTAAAATCGTTAAAATTTAATATCGCACCTAATTGTGTTTCACCTCTCATGATCACACCGTCTGGTATAGTAAGATCAGATAAGAATAGGTATTCACCATTAGGTACTATTAGTACTTTTTTGTAATTGGGATTGGCATTATTGAATAATTGAGAAAATGCTGTTTCAAATGCCTCAGTGTTATCTGTAGATCCGTCAGCTACAGCGCCAAAGTCTGTTACAGATACATATTCATCTAATTTAGTTTGTAATGAACGAGGAATACTTAGAGTAATACTAGGATCGGTAGATGAATATTGATAGCTGGCAGCGATATCTAAAATATTATCGTGTTCTGTAAGTATTTTAGTATTCCCAACATAAGGAGCACCTTCAGCAACACTGCCGTTACCTATGAATAATTCTTGTGTGTCTACAGCCCAGGCAAACTCTGCTGAACTCAATTGAGGTACACCACTATTTGAGTTTTTTTGCCCTCTACGGACCTGTATCTTGGAAATTTGGATTACTGCCACTTTGATATCCTCTATGTTCTATAGAGTATTTATCTACCTAGCTTATAGTATTCTTCTACCTTAGTAAGCCACATATCTTGATATTTGTTGAAATCTTGAGGTTTTAGATCGAACTGTTGATACTGTGCAGAATCATATACTCCGGGTGTTATTTCCTTAGGACGTACAGCCATAAACACTACACCTTTACGGATGTCTGTGCCGTAGACTTCATTATGTGCTAATATATAGGCCATTAGCTGTAGATAGTAATCTTCAACCCATTCTGCTTTTTTGGGTTTATTAGTTTGCTTGTGATCACATACTGCCGGTTCTCCTTCGTGTACGCCAATTAAGTCAGTAGTACCTGAATATAATCCAGGAAAGTACAAACTCTGTTCCAAAGCCCATACTTCACTCATTTTGTTTAGACCATTTTCAATAATAGCATCAGCCATTTTGTTAGCAACAATATGTACAGGATTGTTACCAGGTTGGCGTTGCTCACCTATTAAAAATCGTTCTAGATTAGCGTGCATGGCTGTACCTACTCCTGCTGCTTCTGTGGTGATTTGTTTGGCTTTGTCTTCACCGATACGTTTCTTCCATTCGTTTAAGTGTGTCATGTCTTTAGTAGCACTTAGAATAGTAGTAACGCTAGGAAGGCTTTCACCGTCAGGTGTTAGATAAACACGTTTACGTGTAACAGGATCATTGACCTGTTCACAATTTTTATATTGAAATCGTTCTATGTACTGCGGCGGTGTATATATAGTAGTCATTCTGTATATATTACAGTAATGATCTTATTATGTCAAGTCTGGTACTGGGGGAGTTTGTTGACTTTGGGCAACTTGAGCAGGAGCCGCTGAAGCTGCTGTTTGATCTACTTTGTCTTGGCTAGTTTCACCGTCTTGTGTAGGTTCTTCACTATCTGGTGCACCTGGAACTTTAAGTTCTACACCATCAGCATTAAAGTCTTTGACAAGAGATTGGATTACTGGATTAGAATCATATATAGCTTTAAATGTTTCATAGTCTGCTGTAATTTCAGCACCGCTAGATTTTAAAACTTGATTTAATCCGTTCCAATTCAGTTTAGCTGGAGATTTTTTGCTGGCAGCACGACCGATGTAGTTTTTAAGAACTACAATTAATTTATCAGATGATTCGTTACCTGCAAACTCGTAAAATCTCATTATTTGATTGATGCCAATTGTTTTTGTAAATCAGCAAGTTCTTCTTGCTTGTTTTTGATTAGCTCTTGGATTTCTTTTTTCTTATTAGCGCGATCAAGAGCTTGTTGAGCCATCATTTTAGCCTGTGCTTGTGGATCAGCTTGAATAGCTTGTCCTGGAGCTAATGTAGTAGCACCAGGAGCCATTGTAGAAACTGATGATGTTGGACCTAGTTCTGCTAAGTCGTTAGATAGATCTAAAAATCTCATTAGCCTGCTAACACTTTTAATAAATTATTACCAAACTCAACGCTTTCACGTTTAGCACGTCCTGCATCACCTAATCCGCCTGCTGCTGGTTCTGCTGCTGCAAATTCATCACCTGCATCTGGAGCAACTGCTGGTTCTGCGTTTAATGCGTCTGGCTCTGCTGGTGCTTCTAGATCTGCTCCTGCGTCTGTTGGTTCTGCGCCAATCATTTCAGCACCTTGTTCTTCACCTGTTAAAATACGCACACTTGATGCTAATGTATCACGTGTTTGTTTAAGTGTTTCGATTGCTTGTTGTAATGCTGGTGCTGCTTGACTAATAAATTGTTTTGCTAATTCTGCACTCATTTCATCACGGATACTGTCACCTAGTGTAAGTAGAGTGTCATTTTCCATACCAGAAAGGTCTTCAATCCAGCGTCCTACTCTGTCTACCATTGTTTTTGCTGATACAATCGCACCAGCCTGTTGTACTTCGCCTTCTTTTAAATTAGTCATGTTGTCTCCTTCGATTGACTCGTTTTTATCTTTGTTGTGTTGCTTCCATGCTGTTGCATAAGCAATTGAACGTTCTTTATCTGTTAGTTTGCCATCTTTGGCATAACCTTTCTTAATATGTTTGACCATACGTTCGCCTTTGGCTGTTGGTGGTGCTGATTCTGGAAAAGTACCGTAGTCTTCATCGCTACCGTGTCCTGCTGATGCTAATGCTTCTGCATCATCGCTTGAATCATTTGGTCCTTCTTGCGGATTCTTTTGTAACCAGAAATAAGCACTGACAAAATCACTTGGGAAATCTTCATCATAGTGGAAAAGATAATCTGCTTTTTTACTACCAGCTACTGATTTCATTAAATCATAACCATGTTTTAAAACTTCTTTTTCGTCTTCAATGCCATCTGGTAACCCCATTGCTAATTTTTCATAATCGTAAGCACCAAATTCTGAACCTTCTCCCATGTTGTCTTGGGCATAGTCTTGTGACTTTTCATTTGCTGCATCACGCAATTCGTCATCACTTATACCTGCTGATTGTTCTTCTGTGGTATTTAGATAATCAAGTAATTCTGCTCTTGACATTCCAGCAACTGGAGTGTCACCTGCTGATTCATATTCTGACTCAGCTGTGTGTGCGTCTGCGATTAATTCTTGGCGTTCTGCGATTTCAGAGTTGATAGCATCTAGCATCCATTGTGCTTGAGTTAATGCTTCGTTTTCTAAGTTTTCGTTAAACCCAGCTTCATTGCGTGCTTGATGTACTTGAGTACGAAGTTTATTACGAGCATCTTCTAACTGTGTTAGATCAAATGCCTCTAGATTTAGCTTTTTACCAAATGTCTTTTCAATAGTTTCATTTAGTTTTTTAGCTGTTCTATTAATAGCAAATAAATCTTGTGTTTTCATATTAAATGGATCCAGAATATTATCTTATATTTATTCAAAGACTAGCCAAACCTTGTGCAGTATTTTTGGCTGCAAGAGCACGATCTCTGCTCTCACAGTATCTAGCAAATAGTATATCTGCACGGTCATAATCCTGGCTGTCTAAGGCTTTTTGATATCGTGTACGCAATAATTGGCTATCTGTAAACCATTTACCATACTCTTGATCAGCTTCATACAACTGCTTAATTTTTATAGGATCACCGCGTTTAGCTAATAGATTAGCCAGTTTGATAGTCACAGCATTTAAAAATAAACCTTCGTGTACTAGAGTACCTTTTTGATACAGATGCTTGATATTTTCATCGCTGACTATTAATACATCGCCAACAAGAATCCCATCTGCTGTTTTGATTGGCAGTAAATCTTTCTGTGCTTCTTTTCGTTGCGCTGTAGATAAGAACTGTTCTAAGCGTCTAGATATATCAGACATAAAAAAAGGACCTTATTGGTCCTTTATTTACAATATATTCTTTTAGCCCATCTTCATCAAGATTGTAACTACGATCGATAATACACCTGCGATAATTGTACCTGCTGTTGTGATAATGACCTTGTTGGTAGACTTCTGTCCTGCAATAATGTCGTCGTGTATTGTCGCGACCTTTTCTTCAAGATTGGTAAGACGACTCTCTAATTGGCCGTAACGCAGTGCGCACAACTCAACGTGTGCTTCAAGACTTTCTTTTTCTAATTCTGTTGGCTTATTAGCCATAATACTTTCTCCAAGTGGGTGTATATTGGGGACCTGTAATATGCCTAAATAACTATGCCTTTGATAATATTATTTATCAAACTACTTTTGAAATAAGTCTCTTATCATGAGCTTGATTTCTTTTAATTCTTCAAGTGCTGACTTCACACCTTCTTTAGTTCCATCCCAATGATTAACCAATACTTTGATAGTATGTAATGCCCACCACCACCAAATTATTGCTATCACTGCCATCGCTGATCCTATTGATATTATTGCTATATCAAGAAGTCGTTCTGTGCCA